TGGATCTCTGGTGGTTAGTTTGTGAGTACAATCAAATCAAAGATCCAACAAAATTACCAGAAATTGGAACAAAACTAAAATTATTAAAACCCGAATATGTCTGGCCCGTTGTTCAACAATTGAACTTACAAATTAATAGATAAAATATCCTCCAGATTAAAATAATATCTGGCATAAATTCTAACTTTATCTACTCCTTTTTTACCAGAAGTATAACAATAAATTTTATTTTTATATTTAAAAAAATAATAATTTGGTAACATTTCTTCAAAAAAATCAGTTTCAAATGCTATATCAGGATTATCCCAAAGCCATTTTTCTATTTCTTCTACTGATAATTCCTGTAATATGTTTTGATATTCTAAAACATCTAATTTGTTTTTTATTCTTAACCAAATACCATCAATATCTAATGTGTGTAATATATAAATAGGCCAACGAGTAGTATAATTAAAAACACGATCCTTTTTTCCTATTTTTATATTATTATCTGAAACTTTTATTTTCTTGGGATTCACATAAGTATTTATTATGGGTAGAAAAAAGAAAACAGAAGATCTTTCGGTTTTAGAAAATCTCCAGACTGAAGACATTTTGGTTGATGGAAATTTTTATAAAGGAAATGAAAATCTTTTAAGGGGTGATGCACAAATAAAATGGAACGAAGAAATGATCGAAGAGATCAAAAATTGTGCAAAAAAAGCATTACATTTTGCTGAAAATTATTTTTATATTATTACAGAAGATGGAAAACAAAAAATAGAATTAAGAAAATATCAAAAAAGATTGTTAAAAGCTTTTGCTAATAATAGGTTCAATATCGTTCTCAGTTCAAGACAAAGTGGAAAAACTACTACCATTACAATATATGCTTTATGGATAGTATGTTTTCAAAATGATAAAAGAATAACGATTGTCGCAAATAAAAAAGATACAGCAGAAGAAATATTTGATCGTATAAAAATGGCATTTGAACAGCTTCCTGTGTGGATGAAACCTTCCGTTAAATCTTTTAGAAATGATGGATTTGATCTAAGAAATGGTTCTTCTATTAGTGTTAGTACCACATCATCTTCCGGACCTCGTGGTATGACCAGTAATCTATTGATCATCGACGAAATGGCTCACGTTAATAGGGATCTTATGAACGAACTTTGGAAGTCTGCATATCCTATTATTTCATCCATGAAAAAATCTCAATTGGTTGTTATCAGTACCCCAAACGGGGTTGATAATAAGTTTTACGAGCTTTATGAAGAAGCTCAAAGAGAAGATAGTAGATGGCATTTAGAAAGAGTTGATTGGTGGGAAGTTCCAGACCGTGACGAAGAATGGAAGAAAAATACAATCGCAGAAATGGGATCAAAAGAAGATTTTGATCAGGAATTTGGTAACGTGTTCCATCAAAAAGGAAAATTAGCAATTGATCCTGAATTATTAGAAAAAATAAAATCGGAATGTAAAGAACCGATTTTAGTCATGGATAATGGTGATTATAAAATATTTTCTCAGCCCCAAGAAGGTGCATTTTATACAATAGGCGTTGACGTTGCTGAAGGAATAGGTCGTTCAAATTCAGTAGCACAAATTTTAAATGTTTCTGATCTTACTAATATTGAACAAGTTGCAACATTTGCAAGTAATACGATAAATCCTTACAATCTGGGAACTAGATTGATGGGTATTTTGGAAGATTGGGGAAGACCACCAATATTAATTGAAAACAATAATGGTGGACAACAAGTTCTGGATGTATTGGCTCGTACTCACAACTATGAAAACATAGTAACATATACTTTTGAGGGGATGAGTAGACATTATAACAATGAAAACAGACTAGGAATTCATAATCATACCAATACAAGATATAAAGGAATAACGAATTTTAGATATTGGACAAATAGTTTAAACGCAGTCAGATTGTATGATTTAGATACAGCATTAGAACTTTCAAATTTTGTTCGTCATCCCAACTTTACCTTTAGCAAAAGAACCGAAAAAGATATGGATGATAGGGTTTTATCTTTGGTTTGGGCATTATTTTTATTAGATCCTTCTTTAGCAACAAAATATTTTAACGTAACAGATTTAGACGAGCAGGGTAGACCATTAAAAATAAAACCTTTAATAGATAATTCAGATTTAATCAAAAAAAGTCCAATATTTCAAGGAAAAGTATCAATTTATAAAAAATCGGCAGTTTCTTCTAACCCAATTGCTTGGGTTGGTAAAATAGGAGAAAACAATAATCCCGAGATTGACATGGAGGCAGCTGAATTCAACTTCTGGTTAACAGGATGGGATGGTAAAACACCACCACCTAATGATTTATCGGTTTCTAAGCCTCTAAGACCAGATGAACCGGATAATTATTCAAATGATGGTTATATACCAACCATGTTTTTTTAATTATGAATCAAGCATCTCTCAATAGGTCAAGAAATGATAAGTTTATCATGGTTTTGGATCTCCCATTAGCCATGAAAAACAAATATGATAGTGTTATGGGCGAAGGTTATAAGATTGATCCCATTCAGTTTTCAATTTATGGGTCACCAGTTCCTCAAATTTCAGTTCCTGAAATAAATTTACCATTCGGTGGACAGGTAATAAAAATTTCTTCACATTTTAGACCTGCTTATACTCCACTACAAATAAAATTTCTTGTAGATAATGGTTATAAAAATTATTGGATACTTTGGAATTGGTTGAATCTTTTCAACGATGTTAAAAAATCAACATCCAACGTAACAAACGCAATTGATATACCAATAAACACAAAAGATCCAACATTAATTAATCCAGTTACGAATTATACTTCAAGATTTTCAATATATTCAATGGATGAATTCAATAATAAAATTGTATCATTTACATATACAAATGCTTTTCCTATCACACTAGGGGAGATAAATTTTTCTAACCAAGATCCCAGCGAAATTAATTGCACTGTTACGTTTGCGTTTAATCAACTTGAAGTATCTTTACTTAAAGATGTGAATAAAATTAATTGTTAAAATGGCTACCACTGATAAAAACGGTTTTGTTCATCAAATAGGACTTCAAGAATATTATATAGAGATATATCTATACAATCAATTGGATGGATATGAACCATTTCCTGTACGTTTTTCATCGGTAAATTCCTTTTCTATTGATGAATCTTTATATAATTGGATAACAAAAGGTTGGATTATTATAAATCAAGATTTTGAAGTTTTGGAAAGAGGTGCATTGGAAACAGTAATAGATGATAGTGGAACACCTGTAACTATACCATCAATTAAAGCACCTTATGTTTTCAGAACAGATGGAAGAAATAAAATAAGTTTTAGAATCAGACCAATAGGAAAAAATATAGACGATAGCAAATATCCAAAAGAAATGTGGGAAATGTCTTTTGATTTTGTCATTTACGATATTGAAGATCTTCCAACCGAAAAAAGTCAGAAAAAAGCAAGAAAATATTATTTTTGGGATGAAAGATATCAAATTTTTTCAGAAAGAAACATAGAATATTCAACATACTATACTGCTTTAAAAAATATAAATTTTAATGGAGCACCAGCACCTAATAATTTTTGGACCGACGAGAAAAGAGCATATAACCCCAATGTAGTATTACAAGACATAATCGCAACTGCTTCTAATAATCCACCAGTGATGGATATTAATATAGCCAATTCAACTTCTATCACAAAGGTGGGTTTTTCCGAGAATGGTTCGATTAAATCACCCGAATTTCCAATCGGTGGTAAAGATGCTATCGATAATGATAATTGGGATTTGGGAAATAATAGTAATAAAATTCTTTATACTTCTCCCGCAAATTGTAATGCTATTGATGATATAACTTATGTATTAGATCATTGTGTATCAACCGATAATAGTCCGGTGTTTTTGGATTTGGGTAGATCTAGTAATGATAAAAAATGGAAATTAATAAGTCTATCTAAATTATTTAAAAATTCAAAAAAGGATCAAATTGAAAGATTGTTAATAGAAGATTCTGTTTTGGTTTCTGGTAAACCACCATATCCCAGAGCATATATAGATATAAATGATGATGCAAACATTATGAATTTTACATCACCAATAGCATCAAGAATAACAAGTTATAAATTTTCACCAATGGTAGCATCAGATGATGCGAGGATAGTTAATTCTCCAATTCACACTTATGATTTTAGTACAGGAAAATTTAATATAACTTTTACGGATAATACAGCAGAAAGTGTAAGAGATGAAATGCAAAAATATGGTAAAGATGCTTTGTACAATTTTACATCTTATAATCCACACAACAGTAATTCACATATTCTTTTGAATATGAATTTAACAAAAAGACAAGGTTATCAAATCAATAATGTTTTTGTTTCTCAGAAATTTTATCCTAAGAATTTACCACAAGTAAAAATGATAAAGGATGCTTTGTTTTTAAATGAGTCAATTTCTTTTCAGGTTAGAGGATTAACCATGAGAACACCCGGTAAGTTCATTTACATAGATCGATTGGGATCAAATGGAGATTTAAATCCATTTGATGATAGATTTTTAGGACAATGGTTGATAATTAAAGTAAATCACGTTTTTAGTAAATCTGATTATATGACAGAAATTGTTGCGGTAAAGGTCGATTCTTTCTCACAACTCTGGACACAGAACGAACAAAAATATTAATTATGAATAGAGAAAAACTAAAAAATATGTTAATTGAAAATTCAAAAATTAGACAATTAGAAACATCCAATAAGATGCCAAGTGTGGGTCAAATGGCTCGTAATATTACCAAAACAGCGATAGATACAGTAAAAACTGTTGCTGCTGGTAATGCAGCAAATGTCCCAACAGAAGAAGCAGAAAGAAGAAAATCTATATGTAATTCTTGTCCAGCTTATAACAAAGCACAAGAGAGATGTACAAAATGTGGATGCTTTATGGCTCTTAAAGCATACTTAAGAGCAGCTAGTTGTCCTTTGAATAAGTGGTAATTATATAATCCAGTATCTTTCTGGCGTAAGAATCGATATTAATTCTATCTTCTTGTGAATTTTCATCCAAATTTCCCCATTTTAGATTATAATCTGCAACATTTTTAATAATTTTATTATTAATTTTTTCGGTATCGTTTGCATCATATATACCATCTCTTTCTATAAAAATTAAAAATCCCTTCATTTCGTTTTTAAGCCAATAAACTTCATCTTTGGGATATTCAACATATCTAATATCTGGTAATATGTTTATTGTATCAGATTCTGGTTGAAATTGTTCAATGAAATATCTTCCTTGTGTTTTTGCTCTTTGCATTTTGCCATATTCCACTAAAAGTGGTCTCATAAATTCTTTTTCTTCTGTAATTTCTGTGAATGAATCCAATTCAAATTTATTTTTAAGCAATTCCCGAAGATCGCTCTTTACTGTATCCCCAGCAATTGATTTTCTGGTTGCTGTAAACCCATCTCTTACAAGTTCTCTGATAAGTGCTCTACAAAGAGTATCTTTTCCTGCTCTTGCAGCACCAGAAATCCCTATAATTGGGGGGTAATTTTTAATTTTTAACATAAGTAGATTATATACTAGAAATATATTATTTCAATAAAAAATGCCTGTTCCTCCAAATTACAACCCCAAAGAATTAAAAACATCAACCGAGAATGGTGATACCGTGTATTCTTTTACTTCACAAAACGGAGTAAAATATACCACTACTACACCAAACAATCCAAATTATTGGAGTGCTGCTGCTGGACAAGGCGTACATTTAGTAAATGATAAGTGGATTGAAGACCCAGAAAACAACCCAACAATAGGATCTAATCCTAAATCATCAGGTCTTACACCACAAGAAAAAATAGAAAAGGCACAGGAAACTCTTGATAAATCAACACAAGAAGCACTTTCAAATTCTGATAAGATAAAGGACGAAAAAGAATTAGATAAAATAATAGCAGATTTTGAAAAAAGAACAAATTTAACTGGTTCTGACGATGATAAAAAAGGATTAAGTTTAATATATAAAAAGTTTTTGGCTAATTTAAACAAACACAGAAAAGCTTTATTACTATCTATGTTGGTAGAAGGTTTTGATTATAAAATTTTAACATGTAAAGCTAATCCAAACCAAAATGAATGTATTATTGATGATACATTTATTAAAAACTTTCAAGATTTGGTTAAAGATGAAAAATTATTAAAATATATAAAAAAAACACCCGCATATCAAAAGGGTTGTTTTGATGAATCCGGTGCTTATGGTGCAACCGCAATAACAGGAGATAGTCATCAATCAAACCCAATTACTGGTGCAACAAGACATCAACCAAGTTTAACTGAAAAACTTTTAAATTCCATACACCCAGATGCCTATAAAAATATAGAATCTTTTTGTAATAAAATTAGAACAAGATCTTGGTTAGCATTACCCAAAAACGGATTTGGATCTTTGAGTAAAATAATTCATGGAATACAAGCATCTATAGAAGCTTTTCAAGAAATGATAGCAGATGTATATCAAGGATGTATAGAAGTCATTCAACAAGTTTATGCTTATCTTAATGGTGTAATGGTTGCGATTCAGAAAAAAATTATAAGCATTATTAGTGAAAATATACCTTTAGATTTTATATGTTTAATATTGGACACATTACAAGTTTTGATGGATGATATAAACTTTTTTACATCCCTTTTCCAAATGTCAGGACCGTTTTTAAATTATTTAAATAATTTTCAATCATTTTTAAACTCTGCTTCTCAGTTTGTTAGCAATCCACTTTCAACAATTCAGGCATATTTACCAGAAGAAGTTAACAACATTATAAATCTTGTTAATCAAATCGGTGCAGATCCAAACGGATTTATTGCTGATCAATTAAACAATTATGGATATGGTTATGTTTTAAATGCATTACAGGGAAACCTTGTTGGTGCCATTAGTAATAAGTACGGACCACAATATGCATCAATAACTCCTCTTGGTAATATTTTAACAAAAGCTACTGCTATCTATAGTAGATATGGTGGTAAATTTCCAACAACACCCGCAACACTTGGTCCTAACATATATACAGGACCGCAAGGAATGTCTGTTGATGTTAATGGTAATCCAATAGGTTTAAAATCTATTTCATCGAAAGATGTGAGTGATGTATCAAGAACAACCAAAAATCTGGGTAATAATATAGGAAGTATTGTTGGTAGTGTTGGTGAAAACCTTAAAAAAGATGCTTCAAAATTAAATGCTGGTTTAAAAGAAGCAGGTGAAGGTTTTAGTGGTTTACCTAGTGATGTTTCCAATTTCTTTGGTGGTATAGGAAACACTGTTAAAAAAGTAACCGGAACGGGAGGATAATTTTATGTATGATCCAATTTATGGTAATCATGTGGGAATAGTTGTTAATAATTTAGATCCAGAAAACAGAGGAAGACTTCAAATTTTTATACCACATTTAAGTAATAATTTATTACCAACTTGGAATAATGAATTAAAGGATATATCATTTATTTCCGCCGAAGCAAATGCAAAACTGGGTTCTGTTTTGGATAAACTAAAAAACACACTACCTTGGGCTGAAACGGCGGTTCCATCTTTTGGTGGTGCAACAAGTGGACCCGTTAAATATGATGTTAAAGCTTCTCCTTTACCTTTGGTTCCAAACGCAACACCAGAGATGTCTAATGCTGATTCTGTACCCAGTTTGAATTTGAGTAAAGATGGTAATAGTCAATCTGCTAATAGAACGGGTAATTTAAGAAACGTATCGGAAATAAATGAAAATGTTTTAAAATATCTATATTCAATTGGTGCAGCAGAAACAGGATATCAACAAAAAGACGCATATGGGAAAAATCTTTTAAATGGAATTAATCCAGATGGTAGTATAGCCCAACCAAATACCATATATTATAACAAATATGTCTGGGAAGAATATAATAAAAACGGGGGGAATATACAAGCCGCTTCTGCAAAATTTGGCGATTTCGGACCTTTTCAATTTAATTCGGAAAATGCTAAAAGTTGGGGTGTTGATTATAACGCACCAGTATCAACACAATTAGTGCAAATGGCAAATTATCTTAAAAAAACAGGTGATTATGATAGAATTTCTAACGGACAAACTGTTAATATTAAAGGTTATAATGTTTTAAGTGGTGATTTTAGTACCTATTTTAAAGCCATTAAAAATCACCCAGATGAAATAGCAAAGGCTCAAAATCTATCAAAAGATCAAATTATAGCAAATGTAAATAATTTAGATACTAATGGACTTTTAAAACCACAAACATTTTCACCAATTTTTAATAATTTTTCTTCACCTGTTCAAATGACTGATAGTTTAGCAGCAGAATGCGGCGGTGCTTCACCTTATGGTCAGGGTGCTTCTGCTGGTTTCTTTTCAAAACCAGCTGTTGGTGCAAAGGTTTGGGTATTTTTCTATGGTGGAGATGCTCAAAGACCTGTTTATTTTGCATCAGTCGTGGAAGCACCAAACTATCAAGTAGCAAACCAAAATGTTGCATCTACAGGATAATAATATAATTATATAATAAAATGGCTGATAATACAGACGCAAATATAAAAATTGACACAGTGCTTTATGGTGATCAAAGTACTGAAAATGATGTAATTCATAATACAAAATTAAAAACCGAAGCTGGTAGTTTGGAATTTAATACACAATATCATAAATCACCAGATTCTGAAATATGGGAAGATAAATCACATGTTATATTACAAGATAATCATACTGGAAGTTTTTTAAAGTTTATCGATGGTGGTGTTGTAACATATTCAAATAGTGATACATCGATAAATTCCGGTCGTAATAAGTTTGAATCAGTCAAAGGTAATGCACAACATACCTATGATGGTGATCTTAATATATACACAAAAGGAAACTTGATAAAATTATCAGGAAAACATGACACCGAGGCGGATCAAGCACATGAACAAATAAGAGGTCATTTAAAGGAAATACAAGAAGCAAAAATTCAAACATACCAAGAAACAGAAGGACAAAAAGTTAAATGTCCTATGTGTAACACTAAAACAGCACAACCACAAGATAGTGGTTTTTTTAAAAGTTTTACAAAATTTTTAAAGAGTCTCTGGCCTCCTTATGTAAAATATCCAACCAAGGCAATTAGTTTCATAGTAGGATTGGTTGCCCCTAATAAATTAGTAAAAAAAACCGCTATTGCGGCAAAGGGTGGTGATAATTGTAAAAATCCATCATGTAAAGATGGATTAATCGAAACAAGTGCTGGTAAAGCCGATGCTGCTAATAAAAAATCATCTGAGTTGATGGAGCAAAAGCAAGAAACAATCGCAGAACTTGAAAAAAAATTGTCTGCAACATCTGTCTGTGAACACCATAAAGGTAGTTTTTCTTTGATAGTTGGCTCTGGTAAGATAAACGATTTACCAGCTTATGCTAAAGGTGTTGCTGCTCCACAATTTGTTAAATTAGGTAAGAGTGATAAAGCTCCAAGATCTATCCCAGTACCAGAATCTGTTGGTTCTTGTATTCAATGGGATTCTGTACCTCCTGATCTAACACCTGGTGGTGAATACCACATCGTAGCAGATAATAAAGTAACCATAAACGCAGGAGCACATGGTATAAATTTGGGAACTAATGGTCATTCAGAAATTGCTGCTGGTAGTTTGAATGTAGTAACGAGTGATGGAACTTTAAATCTAGCATCAAAAGGAAAAACAGTTTTAAAGGGTGCTAATATTAAAATAGATGCCAATGATGGTAGTGGGGATCATGGTTTAGAAATTGATGCAAAACATACAGGAATAAAAGGTCAACTGAGCGTTACTGGCGATCTTGTTGTTACGGGAACAATTACTTCTAATGGTAATACTTCATCTCCAACATTTTTGGGTAGAGATATGATGCTATTTACTGATCCTGCGTCTGATGTTCAGATGAATACTATGGATGCAGTACATAATAGTACTTTCCCAATA